AGCTTATGCTCTATGGGGGCAGACTGTCAGAAGCAAAAAGTCCTCAAGATGTTTTTGATATTACTGAGAGGTTCGTCCGCAGCAAGCAATCTCCGGCCCTATCCTTTGCCTCAGACCTATTCATCAATCGTGCGGATTACATAGGGCGCAAGCTTGACACTCGTAATTCCATCCTTGCATATTTAGCCAGTCGTTTTGTCCCCTTTGTGGGCCAAGATATGCTTCGGGAAACGCTAGCAAGGGGACTATCTGGAGATTGGAGACTCCCAGAGGAATTGAATCCTACCAATGTAATAGGGACACTTCTCGGAGGTCGGTCGTTCCCTGTCTCCAAGAAGACCCTCCGTAATGAAATCGGAGTGGAAGAGTATCGTCTAAATAATCCACAATCCAAGGAGACTGACGAGTATATTGTAGACAACTACATAAATCCCCAAGTCTTCATGAGTGACCCTGAGAACTATCCGCGTACTATGAAGGCACAAGAAGAGGTAGATGCGTGGCAGCGAGAGACTGGTTCAAAGTGGCAGGAATATTCTGATAAGCGACAGAGTTATAATGATAATCAATTCCAGAAGGATATTGAAGATGGGGCTAAGGAAATTCAATGGGGTCGCGCTGGCGGAGGGGTAACATTTCGAGAGGATGTACTGCCAGAAGCCTATGCTGGAAAGAACTCATATAACGACCAGACACTTCTAGACCTTGGGCTCAATCCAGATGACTTGCCCGAAGTACAGGGGAACGACATCAAACTTCTGCGAGACTATCATGCACTGAATTATGATAGTTATAAGGCAGCGGATGGAATTACTCCCGACCCAGAGGGGTACAAAGCTGCTCAACAGAGTATCCTGAACCAGATGTCCCCTGCTATGAGAGGCTTCATTGAGTCTGGCAAGGATGGTAGGATTACGTCAAGGAAGGGTAAAGACGCAAATACTCGCCTAATTTCTACTCGTACTGACCTTCGACGGTGGTTTGATGCTCCGAAATATAAGGGACTCACTGGAGACGAAAGTAAACAGGTTGACCAACTCCTTGAGTGGGCCTCTACTCTACACGACATGGCAACTCTATCCGGTGTATCCATCGACCGCCGAAAGATTATAGCAATGATGGGGTCTATTCCTCAATATTCTAAGCTTGCTGCTGTCGCCTTCTTCGCTACCTTCGAGGGTCTGAAGAGTATGGTTCTCAGCGATGAGCAGGAAAAGATAACGATGTCCAACGGGGATTTGGCAGTTTTCTACCCATTCACCTACGAAGATTTATCTGACGAACTCAAGGTAGACTGGGCAAAACTGTATGGAATGAGATAATTCTGTGCAGGACTTGACAAACTTGCCTAAGTGTGTTATAATGAAGATTAGGTAAGAATGATTAGTTTCAAGACAGGAGGTTTCCATGCTGGACGAGGATACGACTTCCACCGAGGAGTCTACCGACCAGACGAAAGAGACAACCGACGAGACTACATCCGATGCGACGGATAAGACCGTAACATTGACCGATGAGCAGATTGCTTCTTTGGTTAAGGATGAACGGCTCGCAAAAATAATTCAGTCCGAGGCCGACAAGAGGGCTGCGACTATCGAGAAGCGTATGCGAGTGGAGCAGAGCCAAAGGCTTGCTGCTTCCAAAGCACAGCGCGAACAGGATGAGTTGCTGTCCTTAGTTGACGATGAGGACTATGAGGGTTTAGGTAAGCGCACTGCCCAGACTCTCCAAAGTACAAGGAGTATGCAGGATGCAGCAGTGCAGTTCTCAGGTGCGCTAGAGGGTATTCTAAAGGAACACCCTGAATTCCGTGGGTTAGGACAAGACAGGATTGATGAGGTTTACCAAGATGTCATTGATAAGCAAGGCAACGTGGTAGATTTCATGATTGGTCTATCTAAGGCACGGGAATCACAGGCGATAGAGGTGTCCATCGCCACGGCTCAAAAAGCTTTTGCTGCAGAATTGGATGCCAAACTAACAGAATATGGACTCTCTCGCAGAGACAAAGAGGGCGGGCCTGACGAAAATGTGTCAGGAGCCACAGGTAATGTGGCAACGGCTGACGAGGATGCACTCCTCGAAAACCCGAACACACCAACCAAAGTCCTCAAGGAAATTCTTGCCAAGCGGGGGATACAAACTTAATAAAGGAAAATAGAAATGGCATCAGGAGAAACCAATACTGGTTCTCTAGGCGATAGTCTACCTACGATGGTTGCCTCGGCCCGTATCGTGCGAGAGTACGAGGGCACGGTGCAGCGGCTCGTAGAGAACCAGACTCTCGGAGAAGGGACTGGGTTGTCCTGGCGTGAGGTTAGTTTCGCTGCTCTGGCAAGTCAGAATATCACTGAAACGACACAGTTGGATAACCCTCAGCAGCTTTCGGACGCTCTCATCTCCGTCACCCCGTCCGTTATCGGAATTCACACAGTCGTTACCGACCGAGTGAAGGCTCGCATCGCCAAGAACGCTCTTGCGAAGATTGGTGGGCTGGCTCAGAACGCGGTTGAGAGGAAGAAGGCACAGGACGGGCACACAATGCTCGACGGTGCTACGACCTCTCTCCCTGGTACTGGTAACACTCTCACTTCTGGCCACATTGCGGCTGCGGCCTCCCGTGCCCGCCTTGGCGGAACAGCAGAACCCTCCAACCCCCCACACTACGCTGTCCTTCACCCCTATCAGATTAAAGACCTGTTCGATGTGGTGACGGCTGGTGTTGGTACATACAACATCCCCGAAGGTGAAACCGCCCGTGTCTTCAAGGAAGGCTTTAGAGGTTCCATCTCCGGTGTTCAGATTTTCGAGGACAACCTTCTGGCAGCGGACGCAACTCCAGATGTCAAGGGTGGTGTCTTCGCCAAGGAAGCGATTATTCTCGTGCAGGGTCGCTCTCCTCGGATGGTTAACCTGCGTAACGAAAAGCTCGGCGGTGGTGCCGACGAAGTCATCCTCTACGATGAGTACGCCTATGGCGAACGTTCAGTTGGCAACTGGCTGTACGAAATCATGAGTGATGCTACCGCACCCACGTCGTAACCCAATCACCTCAGGACGAGGTAGAAAGGACAACTAAATAATGGCCATTCAGGACGAATTTGGCCGAATAGGATTTTTCGAGGACTTTGGTGGTTATAATGCCACCGCCTCAATTGCAGACGCAACAGCGGGCACACGGTATAACCAAATCTCTTTGGTTGCCGTGAGCGGTGCTGTTGACTTCATCAACACAGTAGACGAGTCCGGTGGTGTTGCTTCCTTCAGTGGCGCTGCCGGAGCCGGTGACGGTATTGCTATGTTCGGTGCGCCGATGCAGCCCTCCACCAACGGTACTATTAGTATGGGTGCGCGGTTCAAGGGTGCCTCAGCGACAGACCTGCGTGTATTCGTGGGTTGGGCCGAGACGGTTGCCTTGGCCGAGCCCATTAACCCGTTCACTCTGAGTGGCTCGACTCTGACTTCAAACGATGCTGGTAACGCGGTTGGTTTCTACGCTGACACGGGTGCCACCACGGATGACTTCAGATTCCACTACTCACTGGACGGGGCAGAGGCCACGACCGCTGCCCTCGATTTTGCTCGTGAGGGCTCGACCACGCTTGGTGCCTTGGGTATCCGCGCTGGTTGCACTATCACTGCAGATTCGTGGTACGTCGCTAAGGTCGAGATTGCTCCTAGCGGTAAGTGCTCTGGCTACTTCGGTGGGCCTGGGATGGGGAACCAGCTTGGGTTGACCCCTGTTGCCGAACTTAGGGCAGGTACTTTCGACCAGACGGCGCTAGTTTACCCCGTGCTGTATCTCCTGGCGGAATCTACAGGTGACCCTCTTCTGGAGTGTGACTACTTCTGGGCACGGGGCTTCCGTGAGTGGACTACGTAACAATTGAATAGCAAGGCTTACGAGGGGTGAGCCTAGTGAAATCACCCCTCACCTATCAAGTGCAGCCTTAGCTGCTAGGAAAGGAAAACGAAATGGCAACAAGTCCTGTTCATAAGGGATGGTTGCGTGATATTCATAATGGTCGCCTCGCGGCTGTTTACAACGGCACTGAGGTTTTTGACTTTGATGCAAACGATTTGGACGTAGCAGTTGCCGCTATCTTTTCGGCTGATGTTAAATTTGAACTAACCATTACTGCTGGTGCAGATGGTGTTGGTGCAGATGGGGAGCAGCTTACCTCTGGTGGTGCTGCTGCCGAGTGTGATTGGGCCGCTGCCGCCTGCCTCCGTGAATATAAGAATGTTCAGGGGGAACGAACCGATGCACAGGAAGTGCTCTCTCAGATAATTGCAACTCCTGTGTATGACTTCCAGTACAAGAGTAAGGCTGAGAGTGATGAGCATGTTATCTCTACGGGCGACCTAACCACTACATACACGGGAATCATGGCTGACGAAGCTCCGTGGGCAACACATTACAAGGGGCGGATTCTTAACCCCATCAACACGTTTGGGTACACCGTTTTGGCTATCAAGGCTCTGAACGAGAAGATTGCCAAGCTTGAGACGATGGTTAGTTAATATCATGAACGTACCTATAGAGTTTCTATTTCAACTATATGGTGAGGCTATGGTCAAAATCCGTCTATTGGAAAATGAAATTCTTAGGTTGTCCGAGCCAGAGAAAGAAAAGGAAGAATAGTGTTCTTCGAGGTAGCGACAGAGGAGGATGAGGCTCGCCTAGCCGAGATTCTCAAACGTGAAGAGAAACTACTCAAAACTAGGCAAAACTTAGATGAAAGGATAAGGGAGAAAAACGGTGGAAGGGCTTACGTTTCCAGCGACCGTAGTGTACGCCGACGAATTGGCATACGGTCTATCCGAAGTTAACCTCCTCTCTCCTCTGTCGGATGCCATCACGGGAGTGGGGCAGACAATGCGCCGCTACCAAATCATCATAGTAAATCGTAACGACCAATTGGCTGAATACCGAGAGGACTTGGGTTTGGCCTCAGACTTCGACGCTATTCAGTTCCGTATTCCCAGCTTTTGGGTACATACAGTGGGAGAGCTAAAGGAAATGGCTGAAACCCTGCGACTGAACGAGCCAAGTTACTTGCACGAGGCGATACCAGTGCCAGATTCCGAGAAGTTCTGGCGAAGGTACAACGACTTGAACGAGGGAATTAGGGCATACAGAAAGGGGAAAAAGCACTATGCCTAAGGACAATCAGAACATGGCACCTGACTCCGACGACAACGAGGAAATCATTGCCTTCCTTCAGGGAGACATGGACAGGGCACAGGAACCAGGGGATATGCCGCCTGGAACTATTGTAGACACAGGAAAGAGTGAGGAAACTCCCTTCCCAAGTGTGGTGGCGTCTGTTGAGAGTGCGGGGTATGTAACTCTGTACAATCGTCAGACGGGTGACCCCAGTATTATCAACATTAACAACTTGTCACCCAAACTGAAGCAGCGGTATAACGATGGGCCGTTCACAGGGGAGCTAGTATTCACTCTTCGTGACCCTGGTTTCCGACCTCCGAAGGGTACGGAACTCTGTTGGCTACACGCTGACCATCCCCGTCGGGCTGAGTTTGACAAGTATGGCTTTGCGGTGTGTCCTGCAGGTAGTCTACAGTCGGAATACCAGCGAGACCGACACGCTGAGAAGAGGCACAACACGGAGTTTGCAATCATTAAGGATATGCTGAGGCGCGAGAAGGACTCACAGCGAGATGACATCGAGGCGCAAGACCGTGAAGAGCGTCGCAAACTGCTAGAGATTCTAGCGAATAGAGGGTAAATTATGGCTCGATTTTCAATGACACCAGGAGATTACCACGCGTATGAAACTGTGACTGTTGCTGGAACAGCAGTGGAGTTAACGGACGCTACTAAACTTAATGCCACTTTTGCTACAATTACTGTTGAGACCGCACAGATAAGGTTCACATTAGACGGAACTACACCCACTGCTACTGTGGGGCACTTGCTAGAGCCTGGGGACGTTCTCACTCTCGACAGTGCTGAACAGATTACACAAGCACAATTCATCCGTGTGGGTGCGACTAGTGGCACAATTCAAGTGAGTTACGGGAACTAGCGATGAAGATAGAACGTTCAGCACCAGGAGCCCCAACTTACGTAGCCCGTGGAAACTGGAACTTTACAGATGACACTGGTGCTACTGGAGCATATACTATTTTCACCGTCACTGGAGATGTATTAATCCAGACCTTTGGTATCTGTAATGTCAGCCTAACTGGGGCAACAGCTACAATTCAACTTGGTGTCTCTGGTGACACAGCGGCATTTGTAGCCCTAACTACTGGAACAGACTTGCTTGCTGATGAGGTGTGGATAGACGCTACTCCCACTCTGACGAAGGAGATACTAGACCCAGCTGCAATACCCAGAACATGGATTGTGGCTAATGGCCAAGATGTAATACTCACCATTGCTACAGCTGCTCTAACGGCTGGTGATATAGACTTCTACGCTCGCTGGAGTCCTCTTTCTGCAGATGGTATGGTGGTTGGTGGATAATGGCGTGGGTAGTTGATGAAGACACAAGCTTTGTTGTAGGTGATAGTCCTCACGTTATAACAATCAACGCGGACTCCACTCTGCACAAGTACCCCCCTGTCAAGGGCTACATTGCCTGCGATGGGACAGGCAACATACTCATAGAAATGGCCAGATTTGGCACTGGTTATGAAGACCAATTCACCTTAAAGACTGCTGAGGTAGTGGAGTTTGAGGGAGAAATTGGACTAGTACGAATCACCTACTCAGGAACAGACTCAGCTTATCGCTGTGTGGTTCAAACACTAATCAATTAGGGACTTGACAAACTAGTGAAAATGTGTTATAATAAAGCTGTATACGGCGGGGGTCTTTATAGATGAGACTCAAGAAACTTCCATCTTACTTCGCCACGTCAGGACATACCCACTCTATCTATGTCTTGACTGCTGACCACGGGGGCACTACTCCGTCTGGGCACCACTCCAACACCAACGATGTTACCGCTGCTGCTGTCCTCGCCGACACCGCGCTGGTTCGCGGCTCAGGTGGGGCTAGGGGTGTTCAGGATTCCCTTGTCCTTTGCGATGCCGGAGGTAACGTTACGGGGGTCGGTCAGCTTACAGCAGTCAGTTTCGCCACCACACCTACGTCACCGACTAAGTTCATAGGTACTTATTCTGGGTCAGATACACCCAGCTTGGCCCCATTTTTCGTTCTCCGTAGGGCCAGAGACGGCACCCCAACTTACATTGTAACAGCGGGCGACTACCTGGGAGGGTTTCAGTGGGCTGGAGGCGCTACTGAAGTCCCTGCCTACGGGACGGGGGCGGCGCTGTACGCCATAGCGACTGAAGCGTTTGGTGTTCTTAATTACGGCACCAAACTTGAGTTCTGGGTCTGTCCTAACGGCTCGCCGACAGCGGCGGTGAAGATGCGGCTAGACCAGGACGGCAAACTGTACGCGCTCGGCGGCCTGGATGTGACGGGGAACATTGTTGTCTCCGGTAACGTAGATGGGGTGGACGTAGGAGCGCACGACGTTGCGACAACTGGAGTCCATGGTGCGGGGGCGAATACGCTCTTGCACTCGGCCTCGGCTGCGGGGGGAGACGCTACGGGAACACTAGGGGCGTTGGTTATCGCTGATGATAGTCACGGGCACACAAGTACCACCGTAACGACACACAGTACGGCCCACGCTAATGACCACACCCGCTCCCACGACCTCGAAGGCGCGTCCGACCACACCACATCTTCAGGCGTGGACGGCCACTTCATGCGGCAGACTGGGGTGACAACCTATGCCTTTGAGGCAGACTACTACACCATCAACTTCATC